CTTGATAAGCGTAAAGATCTGTGGACTGATCACAAAGCGACGGATTGGATTCTCTGGAACGCTGTCTTCTTCCATTGGGCTTGATACAACAAAACCTTGGAATACGTAACTACGCTTCTTCCAGTATGTGCGGCCAAGTGCTTCCATGTTAGGATCTTTGAACCAAGGACGGATAGTGGCATGTACTGGACATGTTTCGCCCCACATTTCAACGCACGGTACTTGTACGTAAACTTTTTTGTTTTCGTCTTGACCTTTGACACCAGCGAATGGGATCTTGATCATCTGACGTTCACGCCAAAAGAATGTATTTGTTTCGTCTGCGTCTGGGAGGAATCGAATTGAGGCTGAAGTGCCTTCTTGGATGTTCCAGTGTGCATAAATGGAGTTGTCGCCGCCACCTTGCTTAGTACCACTGGATTTTTGTGCTTGCTCTGCTAGTCGAGCGCGAATTTCTGCTAATGTTGCCATGATGTTTTACCTTTAAGTTGAGTAAGTTTGAGTGTTAAGCCCTATAGCGGACTAAAACAACACATGCGTTTTTTATTGTGCATGTGTTGTAGTATACTTATGATCGCAAATTAAAGCAATAGGCAATTTGCCCAGAAAACGGACAAATTAGTCGAACAGGCGTTCTAAGGATGTTTCAAGATCAGCAACTGCTTCGGATACCATGTCGTTGGGTAAGATAGGTGCTTGGCCCGGTTTAGTGTCAGTTGGCAGTTGGTATTCGGTGATGGCACTTAGGTCGCCGGTACGGGCTGCACGTTCCATCATACGCTTTAGCATAACAACTTCACTTTTGCCACGACTGCGAATATTGGTTACTTGGTCCGTTTCTTCTAATCGCTTGCTCCAACGTAGCAGTTCCATAACATCCTTACGACGACGACTGATTTCGACAATTTTGGTACCAAGTTCGTCCCAGGGCTTGCCACCAGATTCTACGTGTAGAGCCATGACTCTAGCACCCAATAAGTGGTTGTATGGGAAACGGAAACGTTCGCCATCTTTCTCTACGAACAGGGCTTGAATGTTGCGGCTACGTGCGCCCGGCTTTTCTTCTGTGACTGACTTGGTATGGGCCAAACGGATCTGTGTTGCGCCAAGTGGATGGTAGCTGATCTTTAAGCTATTGCGGCCTTCAGATACAGTTTCTGTGCGGTGAGCCATTTTCTTTGGTTCAATGTCACCTTCATAGCTGCGAATGGTTGTTCCGTACAAATAACGTCTAGCCACTGCTTGAACACGCGGTTTAAATTCAGTCTTAAACCACTCTACGTCGGTGGTAGTTGGATCGTACCAAACTTCAACATCAGTATTGTCGTAGTTGACCATGACCATGATATTTTGGTCCGGCACATATTGGTACACTGCCTGCTCTTGATCAAGAGTGCTTTTGCCATCTGCGTCTTTGAACGTAGAGTTATGGCTTACCCCTGCTACTGTAGCGGCTAGTTCTTTGGTTAGTTGTTCTCTTGTAGGCATAGTTATATTTAGTTATAGGAAGCCAATTGGCATCGGTCTTAATACCTCGTCAGTGCCTGCATTTACAAGCCTATCGTATGTACCTGTATCCCATGTCATGATGACTTCTGTCATGCGTAGTACCAGAATAGTTGCCATCACTAGATCGTCTGTTTCGCCGTCCTTGGCCGCAAAACTTGCGCCACGGGCAATAAAGTTCTTTAGTTCACGCAATAAGTTATGACTATAAATTGTCATCTTATCGCTTTCAACATAGTTCTTTAAGCGCATACACGCTGTAATTTTTGTCTTGTGCGTGGTATTAAAGCCTCTGCGACCGCGGCTTTGGCCAGTGCGACGAATTTCTTGTACAAATGTACCAGGAATACGTTCTTCGCCAAATTCACGCACACTAATTAGTGCTGCTTCTCCAATGGTATTGTTTTCCACGCTCCAATACAATTCAGCAGTTCCGTTTGTCTCATCCTGTAACCATTTTAGAATAGATACAAGGGTACGCATCTGACCTTGGATGTCAGTTTTGTTGTGCTGCCATTCTGCTACCTGCTCTAGTTCGGGCAATTTGAACACTTGGATAGCTGCTGGATCGCCACCTGTGCCTAAACTTGGATCCCAACCTACTACATATACGCTTTGTGGTTGTGGGTATTTGTAAATGCGAACTTGACCCATTTTTCCATTTGGATCTTTGCTTTCCATTGTAATTAACTTCATTGAGTTAACTAATGTTTCGTCGGCTATAACGAATTCACATTCGTGTTCACGAAGGAATCGTTCTTCGCCAATCTTGATACGTTCTGTATTGGCCCATTCCTCGCCGCGATCAGGATGCGAGCTCCAAATAAACTTGATGCTGGCAAAGCCGTTGCGACCTAGCTTTTGTGGATTACCGTACTCGTCAATGTTCTTAGTAGCATCTTTCCAAATACGAGCAAACTGGTCATCGTCTTGGTTAGGTGTTGATGTAATAATACACTTACCACCTGTTGACAATGTAGGACTAATCGAAGTCCAAAACTCACTAGCAATACGTGGCTTAACGAACGCAAACTCATCGCAATAGATCAGTGACAATGACATACCACGAGCAGTTGTTTCTGTTGTGGTAGTTGAGATGATGCGAGAGCCGTTGTCAAAGTCAATGCTGCCTTTGTTGTAGCTTGTTGCTCCTGCTTTTAAGAACTCTGGCAGTGTTTCGTATGTGTAACGAACACGTTGCATAATTTCTTGTGCGCCTGCAAACTTGTGTGCAGCGATGAGAATAGTTTGATCTGCCATGAACATAGCACGCCATACTAGATAAGCAGCCGCACATGCAGTCTTGCCCATTTGTCGTCCCAGCATGTTTACGCTATAACGATTTTCGTGGTAGCATTTGATTAAATCACGCTGATAATCAAAGAGTTTGAATCTAACTTTACCTTTAGTAGGATGCTGTACCCAACAATACGTATCAATAAAGTACACAGGATCTTGCGCACATAAGGCAAGTTCACGGACATGTGCGTCCGTGAACTTTTCTACTTTGAAAGGTGACTTAACAAAAGTATTTTCGCCAGCCATTCAACCCTCCGATTACTTCTTGCGGCTGATAGACTCAGCAACAAACTTTCGGTACTCGCCCATAGCAGTTTGGAACTTCTGTTCTACAGACTCTTCAACACCCATTGGGTTTTCACCCTGGCCGTTTGCGCGGTTAGCACCATATGCTTTGTTACCAGCAGCATCGCCTTTGGCACTTGGTAAATTATCAAACAACTTTGGTTCAGGCATACTTGTACCTGCTGGGCTATTCATTAGCTTGCTTTCAGCAACACCGGCAAGTTCTAAGATACGAGCATAACTTTGCTCGTACACGCCTTGACCAAAAATAGAGTTAGTAGCAGGAGCTTCTTCTTTGACTTCTTTGTCGTCTTTCTTGTCTGCCCAGTCTGGCTTACCGTCGCCATCAGCATCTGGCTTCTTGTTATCGTCAGCCTTGTCATCTGCTTTGCCGCCATTCTTCTTGGCAATCATTGCTTTGAATGCAGCTTTTTGTGCAGCACTTTGAGCTTCGTTGGTAACGCCGGCAAGTTGTAGAATACGAGCAGACTCGTCTAATTCATTTTGGTATGCTTCTTCTTCAGCTTGATCTGGATCCATGCCTTGTGCAACTAACTCGTGATAACGATCAAGTTGTGGGTCAGAAGCTTCTGGAAGATCTTTCTTGGCCAATTCTTGTTCTTTTTCTTTACGTGCAGTTTCTTCTGCATCAGTTTCAGTGCCGCCGTAAACGCCGGAACCTGCTTGGTGTGTTAAGCCAGTTGCAGTTTGTGTTACTTTGCCGCCTTTGCCAGTGTATGAAACATCGCCTGCTGCTTCTTTAGTTTCCTCTTCAGACTCTTCTTCATCATCAGACTCTTCTTCATCATCAGACTCTTCTGCTTCGTGGTCGGACATGTCGTGATCGCCATCGCCATCAACATCGCCTGGCACATCGGCTGCTGCTACAGTTGGTTCTGCGCCAACGTACATTACTGCTGGCTCTTCCATGCCTGGCATTTCAGCTGGCATTTCAGCTGGCATTTCAGCATCAGCACTCATTCCGCCAACTTGAATACCTGCTAGCTTTAAGATGTTAGCAATTTCATCGGCGCTATCTGTTGTAACGCTGATGTTCTTGCCTGGCATGTTAATAGTAACAGTCATTGGGCCTTCGCCTTGACCTTCAGGAGTTTGACCAGTTACACCAGCCATATCATCCCAGCACTCACCAATGCCTTCTTTGGCAATACGGATGCTTTCATTTACTTTAGTCTTTTTCATTTCTTATCTCCTTTGCCTGAAACAGCAATGTTATTTTGTTTTGTACCGATTGGGCTAGTCTTGCCATCAGTTGGACCTGTATAGTCAGGGCCTGAAGTAATTTTACCAACATTTTGTGTAATGTTAGCTTTGCGCTCTTTACCAGCTTTATCAGCTGCGTCTAATGTGTCCTGATTGTACTTGTCTCCAACAGTGTCGTTGACTTTACTTCCAGCTTCTGTGTCGTTGCCAATTAGTGTTTTGTATTCACCTTCTGGTTTTTCTTCTTCACATTGCTGTTCAATCGGTTCGTCACGGCCAAATACTTTAAGTAAGCCATCTGCAACATACATAAGATTTTTTAGTTCGCTTTCCAATACTGGAGGGCTAACTGGCAAGCGTGTTACTACGTCAACAATGACAATTTCATGTCCACCTAATAGTGGAAAGTCCATTGGAACTGCTTGTAGCATTAGCTTTTCTGGGCGGCCTACTTCAAGTGCATCATACTTTTTCATATGGCGCTCTAAACTCTCAAGTTGGCGATCAGATGGCTTAAAAGCCATCTTAACACGGTAGCGGTGTTCGCGCTGTAACTGATTAATATACTCTAATAGTGTGGGCATAATTAAATCCTCTCTTAAGACTATTTATTATGACCGATACTCTTTAGGATTGCTTGCACGATATCATTGCGATTTCCCATTAATCCGCCTTCTGTTGCATCTAACACATTGTCAGTATCTGAGTTCTTTTCCTCTCGATCCATACGTGCCTTACGCAACTGCAATTCAACCATTTTTAGCTTTTTATCTATCTTGGCTGTCTTAGCATCAACTGCTGTTTTAAGCAATTGGGCAGCAACTTCAAAAATCTTTCCTGCATTTCTATCGTCTACATTAAATCCTAAGTCCATCAAACGCTCGCTTTGTTCTTGCGCGGTGTTTGCTAGCTTGTCTAGTTCACGCTCTGCTTGCGCCATATCTGTTACAGTGGGCAATGCAATATCAACACGGTTTGCCATGTCAATGGTAGCGGTAGCTACATTAAGCTGTTGCTGAATTTCTTCAGAAACTTCTGGTAGTGTGTGGTCTGAAATATTTGCTTCCTCAATAGGTGGGAAACCAAATACTTCTTCTAATTTCTTAGTCATGCACTTACTTATGACTTACTTGCGGCGTTTGCGTGTAGGATTAGTATTATTGAAGATATCTTCTTCCGTTAAGATACGGAACGTTGCGCCCATGCGTTTACACCAAATTTTTGCAGCTTGCCACTTACACATATTAAGTGCCACTGCCATCTTTTCTTGCTGACTACGGGCCAGTTCCATAACAGCCTGTGCTTTGGGTTTAATTTCAATGAGTTCAGCACGGTTAACTCCATTGACTTGATACGTGACCAAAAAGTCCGGTACGTAATATGTGTCTTTACCTGTAAAGGGATTCTTATAAGGTATGCGAACACACTCACTTGCCCAGCTCACTACACTGGGATGGTTGTCGCAGAATCGCATAAAAGTCAATTCCCAACCACTGCGATACTTGGGTGTACCTTTACCTACATATTTCTCTGGATTCAGTACTGCATAGAATCCTTGCGAATAGTTATTTGCCATTATAGTTCGCGAGTTGCTATTGCAGAAACTGCTACTGCTGTTTTCTTTGTATAACGTACAGTGCCAGGTAAACTATTATTAATATGATCAAGTATCACTTGGTCTACATCAAGTGTCCCTTTTGCAACCGCCTTTTCTATTAGTAATTTGAAGCTCAAACTTAAATCAATACTGGCTTTCCACAGTGCCATAACAATTTGCTCTGCTGGAGTGCGGCCAAGCCCCAAACTTAACACTTGCTGTACTGCACGATCAAACTCAACTTGAGGTATTACTTTATATGCCATGATTAATAATCCGTTGGTTTAGTAGTCTTCTTAACATACTGCTGTTCGTTATTGGCCTGCGTACTTGTTGCAGATGGATTGTTGTTGACACTTTGCGGTACTCGTCGGTCAGTAAATGATCCATCTGCATTTCGTGTACGCACTTGTGAACTATATCTTGGTGCTGTTTGTAATGCTTTCATGTCAGCTATATCTCTTGCTGCCATGCGAGACTGCGCACTATTTGTTACTGGTGGATTCTTTTCCAGTTCAGCCAGGTATGCTTTCTTATAATCGGGATTCATACCACGATCATCTTTTACATATTCAGATTCTTGTTTGACAAAATCTTTGTTTGCTGCACTCAATGGCTTTTTACTTTGTACTCGCTCTGGTGTTTTTGGTGGTATATCTTTAGTTTTGTTAACCACAGGTGCAGTTGTATCGCCAGTGCTGGCATTATAGCCTGTTACGTTTCCCAACGCATCATATGTTGCTTCAGATGCGCCTGATCGATTAGCCGGCCATGGGGCAGTTGCTTTTGGGGGTGCCTGAGTTTTGTTTCGGTGACGTGCGGCTTGCTTTGTTAAGTTTGGATTTCCCCAGGCAGCCCCCAATGGACCATTTTCTTCGCCGCCAGCCTGCTTCCACTTACTTGGCCCTGCTTCAATTTTGGCATCAGCTTTAGGTGGCTTTGTAATTGGTACAACTGATGGCTTTGGTGGTGGCTTTGGCAATGCCTTGATGCCGGCCTTACCGTCACCTTTTCGAGGACCTTTAAAGTCAAGACCTTTAACTCCGGCAATGTTCAATTCTTCGTAGCGAAGTGTAAGCGTCCACATGACTGGGTCGCTTGTTGAATAATCTAATGTGTCATGCTGTGCGTCGACAATAAACGCATTTATCAATGTGTACATTTTGTCGGCTCCGTCACCACTTAAATTTTTCATTGTAATTTGTACGGTCAGCGGCAATTTACCAGGCTTCTTTGTAACGTCCGGTGAATCAAATTGGCCTTTGACAAACTCCCAAATTAGACTTTCAGCAACATTATTTGTTTGATCATAAAATGTCATTGTGATTGGTTCATAGTTCATTTTAGTCTGAACTATGGTCTTATGATTATAAACGTTTACTACTTGTGTTTCAACAGAGAATCTTGGCAATTCGCATGACTTTGCAACAAGTGGGCCTGTAGAGTTTAGGCCCTTGCCACCACCACTATCATCTCCGTTACTTTCGCCAAGAGTTAACTCAACTTCCCATGCAAATTTTAAGTATGGAAATCCGTTGCCAAGCGGGCCAGCATTGACCTGCATGTCATTGAGTAAAAGTTTTGTTGCTAAGTTTGTAAATGCCATGTATTCAATGGAAAAGGGTTATTTCTAACCCTTTTCTTTCTCCTTGTAAGGGCAAGCATTTCTGCTTACACTTACTTATCACTTTACGTTAAAGCGGACTATTACTCTGGTGCAACACCAGTTGAAGTAACATCAATACCGTTATCACCTGCGCCACCATCAAGTGCATCAGTGCCACCGATATTGTGGTTAGCGTTATCGTACTTGATAGCAATAGTGATCTGTAGTGCATCACTTGTTGCATAGTTGTTTTCACCGTAGTTTACGTTTTGGATGTAGCAACCTGCCAACTGCCATGAATCTAAAACTTCAGCTGGCTGGGAACCATCCAAGTTTTGAATTGCCATACCAAACTTATAACCGCCGCCAGCTTTGACGCTGGATTGGTTAGCGTGGTCTACTTGCTTTTGCATTTGTGCTGCAATAGCTCGTGCTACTAAGCCTGTTACATCATCACGTACTGTTAATGTGATAGCATCCCAAGTATGCTTACCAGCTAAGTTAATGCGTGAGTTGTAAACGTCGATGATTACATCGTCGTGTGTCATACTTGGACGACTTACGCTAACAACTTGACTTGTTAGTTCAAGATTTTCACCTGAGCCGAATTCGTTTAGTAACACACGGAAACGATATGACAACTTGGGCTGTACTAGTACGCCTGAGCTACCTCCGTCTACGTTAAATTTGTCTAAATTGACTGCCATTTTATGTGTCTCCTGTTAGTGTTATTTAGCGTGTACCATTGGCAATCGCGCCAGTGTTTACAACACGAACTGGGATGTAGATAAATTCAGCTGCCTTAACTGGCTCAATGGCCACGTCAATGTACAACTCGTTTCTATCAATTCGAGCAGGGGTGTTGTTTGTATCATCACAAACTACTAAGAAGTCGTATACCGCACGTTTAGAATACATGTCAGCCAAGAATGCATTGAATACGCCCAGGATACGATTGCGTGTACGCTGATCGTTTGGTTCAAAGATGAACGGACGAGCAATAACTTCAAAACGTTCACGCAAGTAAGCCAACAAGCGACCAACGTTTACGCGGTCAAGAGCAGAGTTAGTTGGGTACAGAGTCTTTTGGCCCCAGATATATAAACCTTGACCTGGGAAGTTGACCAATGGGTTAATATTCTTTTCGTACAGCGCATCGCGTGAACCTTGATTCAGTGCCAATGGGACGAATTCATTTTCAGCATTAACTGTACCAAGGTTACTGATACCACTTAACGCACCGCGGGTTAAACCAGCTGGGGCGAACCATGGATAAGCAATTTGGTCGTTGTATGCAATGCCACGTAGAACTGAGTGACTTGCTGGAACCGCAACATCGTTACCGCTCAAGTCTGTACTCAAGCCGCTTGGGTAATAAATCGCTGCGCTACCGCTGCGTGTTACTAAACCGTCTGCGCCGTTTGTACCAGCTGCTGTACCTAAACTCCAGTTAACAACATCAGTAATCTTGTTGCTTAGTTTCAATGGAGTGTCAGCGATAACGAACGCTGTTTCTTTGCGGTCTAAGTTCAATGTAACCATTTCATCGATACATTCAACATAACCTGGAGTTGCAATAACGTTGAAAGTTAATGTTTCTGCACGTAGTTCTTCACCACTTGTCAATGCTGCCTGTAAACGCTTTACAACAACACGGCGTTGTGCCTTGTCAAACATGTAAGGGGCGCCTGCTTTAGGGCCGCTATCAACATTACCAGATTCTGTTTGCCAGAAACCTTCTGTTGCATTCCATGCTTTTACGTTGCCAGAGCTTACTGCGCTGTTCCATAACAACATGCCTTCTGGGTAATAAGCTGGGTTAGGAGCTTGGTCATCCATGGCCAATGCGCTACCAAATTCGCCGCGTGTGTCGCCTGCATCGGCTGTTAAGTCTGCAAACAATACGCCATCTTGCGTTGTTTGATCTGCATTATCTTTAGCTGTCCACTCGCTGCCATTCCATACCTTAAGCATTGGATAATTAGCCATGTCGTTTGTGTCAACCCATACATCACCAAAATTTGGATTTGTTGGCTCTTCAGTGTTTACATCAATTTCACTTGCTGCTACCCATAATGGAGTGTCATTGACTGTTGTCTTAACGTATACGTCAACTTGACTACCGGCATCATACCATAATTTACCATCTGGAAGTGCTCCAGTTGGGGCTGTGGTGCTGGCACTTACTGTTGGTGTGGCCCATGCAGAACCATTGTAACGCTTAATCTCAAACTCAGCTTCATTGCTTGTAGCAAACTGAATATAAAGACTGTTTGTTACCAGTTTGCTGCCAAATGCTGCTGTAGCAGTTGCGTTATCTACGTAACTAACTAACTGGTCAACATTACCTGCGCCGATTGTTTGTGCTGTCCAGCTTTGTGTAGAAGCATTGTACTTTTTAACTTTTAAAGACAAGCCTGAATTTGGACTTGTTGTCTTTACCCATACTGCACCATTTGATGCTGTAGGAACTTGGTAGTGCGGGGCAATAGTTACTGGCGCACTTAAATTGCCAGATGTAACTGCGACCCAAGAGCTGCCGCCTTCTGTTGCTACTTTTTTGTAGTATGCTTTTAATGTGCTAGTTGCATCTAATGCATAATCGCCTACAGCACCTTCGCCGGCGCCAGGTACGCCGTCAGTTACATAAACTGCTTTGGCTACCCAAGCAGAGCCGTTACCTTCAAACAAACCAAATGCGCTTGCACCTGTATCTAACCAATACTGACCATTTGTTGCTGGTCCAGTTGGAGCTTCAGCTTGTGGCTCTAATTCTTCCATGTTTAAGTCTGCACGTACTAGAACAGCACGGTTAGCAATACCCAGGTAGTAATAGGCGGCCAGCAAGCCGTATTCGTTTAGTTCGTGACCATGTACAGGCGTACCGTCAACGATGGTGAAACTTGGTTCACCGTATAATTGTACCAACTCGCGTTGGCTTGTAACAATAAGTGGTTTTTTAGCAAACGGTGCAGTAGTGTACTGTGCAACTGAACCATCTGGTGACGCTTTATTAGAACGTGTTGCTAAAACAATAACTGGAACTGTACCAGTGCCTGCAGATGCGTAGGCGCTTTCGTCAATAATCGAAACGCTTACACCTGGGGAACTTAATTGGGCCATTTTATATATCTCCGTAATCTAAGGGATCATACCCTTTACAAAGATATTTAGCGCAAAGTGCTAAATTTGGCCCTATTTACCAAAAAATAGTATTTTACAACTCACTGGACAATCGTTGCTATACGTTTGTATAGATCATCCACAGTGCCGTTGTTATCTACTATATAGTCAAAATCAGTTCCAACCCATGCTGTTTCGCTTGCGTGGATGCCAAGTTGTTTAAGTTTTTCAGCTGCTACAATGTCACCACGGTTGGCCTTGGCAGCCATAATATGCCAACTTGGCAATTCGCCGCGCTGAACCCAAACTACTTTGCCGCCAGCTTGCTTAATAGAGTTAATCTCATTGGGAAAGCGACAATCAGAGATAACAATGTTGTCTCGACTATTACGTAGTCTAGATTCTAGACTGGCAATCCAAATGTCATCATGAAAGCTTCGACGGCAAACCTCAGTACCCCAAAGCTGTAGTACCAACCGTGGAGTAAGCGCGGGCTTCTTTAAACGTTCAGCCCACCATGGGTCAACTTGTTCTCGCCATTCGCGGGCTTGCTTTGTACGTCCTTCGAGCAGTTCGCGGTCCCAACCAAATACGGCTGCAACTGCATCTTTAAGGGTAGCGGCAAATGAGTCTCGGCGAAACTCGTGAAAGTTAACCAAGTAGTCTGCGGCAGTGTCTTTGCCAGAACCAATAAAACCGCAGATGCCAATAATTTGTGTAGTCATGCACTATATTAACACAAGTGCATAGGTGTGTCAAGTTACCGTTTAACCAAAAATAAAGCCAAGCGGTGTGCCGCCATCGGCAAATGTCTTTAGATCTTCTTCTAACTTTTCGATTTCAGATTGTGATTGAGCAATTAAGTCAGTGCCGTTCAATGTTACTCCACCTTGTGGGCCGGCTAACTGCGCAAACTTGCTTCGCGCTTGTCCCAGCATCATCTTTGCTGTGGCAGTTGCATAATCTCTAAGCCATGGGCCCGAACCAGTGTCTGCCAACAATGCTTCATCTGGTCGATAGTTGTACGTGTGTAACAGTACTGACTCGTCACCTTTGATGTTACGATGCAGACTAAGTTGCTTGCTGGTTTGACTCCAGGTAAATGTCACGTTGGCTCCAAACATTCGGCCCATTAGTTCGCGTTGTCCCATGTATAATTCAAACGACAGTAAGCCCTGGCCACGTGCGGCATTTAGCATATACATGTTTAAGTATGCGGCTTCAAAAGGCTCAAATCCTGTACTTGTAGTACCTATGCCGCCTGCACTGGCACGATAAACAACTTTGACATCAATGACTTCGTCGGGGAGAGTGTACGAACTATTGCCAGCAGTTAAGTTCAGTAGCATGAAGCTTTCTTCTACTGCTCTGCTAGAGCGTTGGCGATATTTTCCAATGGCTTTATCAATTGCCAGGTCGTAGTGTTCCTTGTCTAATTCGACATCTACTAAGCCGCCACCAAGCATTAGCTCAATGTTTTTTGCGGCTTTGGAACGTTGTGTTGTGTTGTTTTGCATGTGCAGTCTCCAGTATTATTTACCGAAGACTGCACTGCTAGTCCTTACTTTAGAGCACGAAGCAGGATTGTTTCCGGACTAATGCGTCCTTTTAGCTTGGTTTCTACGCTTTTAATAGTGTCCATAAACTTGCGTAGGCCTGGCTTGCCAAGTGTTCTAAACTCTGCAAGTTTTTCTGCTGGCTTACGTAGTGTTTTGCAAGTACTCTTGAGTTCATCAAATCCAATGATAGCACTGCCTTTAACGCCAAGCAAACTGATTGACATTTCACCATGCATACTGACCACAAAGCGACCCAACTTGCGTGTCTTAGTATTGTAAGTCCACAGCTCGCTCATGCCCAAAATCTCAGTTGGGTTGATGCTCTTAAGTCCAAGTTCGGCAAACTCTTTCATAAACTTGAGGCCTTTAACTTGACGCTCTGGAGGAACAGGCTTGCGCTTAGGTTTAGCACGAGTTGCAATCTTACTAGTCTTATAGGCCATAGCATCATTGATGATACCTTCATACATTTTAATGTATGCTTTAACTTCGCGTTTGCCCAAATGCTTGTATGCTTCTGTTAGCTGACTGTCTTTGCCAGCAGTCACTTCGTTGAGTTCGTCAATACGTGGTTGGATCAGTTCAACAATTTTAGAAGAGTACTGTACTGCAATATTGGCAACCGACAGCAGATGAAACACTTTGGGTTCCTTGCCATCTATAATGTAGTCATCAATAGCACCTTCAATATCGCCCATTGCTTCGCTGAACTTTTCTGCCAACCGGTCTTGAATAGTTTCCTTCTTTACCACAGGAACAGTTTTATCTACTTCAGTTTCGTCTGCGTCATCCTTGCCATCTTTTAAAGATTTTTCAATTTCTGTACGCAACCACACAGAAGAATCACGCCCACTATTAAAGCCTTCGTGTACTGGAGGCATTCCTCGCACCAGGCATGCAGCCACGCCACACAGTGTTGACGAAATGCGAGAATCTTTTAGCTTGCGAAACTGGGCAATAACGTCTTTTTTGTATCCTACAGACTCCATCCACTCTGCTACTTTTGGACGCAATGTTTTTGTGTTGCTCTCGAGACGATAGTGGTCCATTGCACGTCGGAACTGACGTGTAAACTGTTCTTCATTGAATTCAGCTACGCCTTCCCAGGTTGGGCTAAAGTCTTTTGGGCCACCACTTCGTGTACGATGAGCGTTAACTTGTTTTGCTGTGACCCGTGTTTTCTTTACAGGGGCAGGTTTTTTCTTCGTTGCAGTAGCCATTTTTTACTCCGTTTAGTGTCGCAATGTTGTTATTATAACTTATCCGCGAACGTCTGTCAACCGGTAAATAACAGTATGAAACAGGTCCTTTTTGGTCCTGATGGAAAAACATGCCTAAATTATCACTTTGGAAAAACGCTAAAACCAACGATTACCACTATCAGGATAGGGTTATTCGCGAAGCTGTGGGTGCTGGCGGCACCTCTATTCTGATCCACAAATATCTTGGTCCAGCTGCCGTAGAAGATGGATCAGATCCTGCCAAGCCAAACCTGGCTGCAAAGGGTGAAATCAATGAAATGGACATCCAGGACATTTTGTTTATGGAGAACCGTGATCGTGTGTATGACACAACCGTTTATGAACTTTGTGGCACTTACAATGTATCGGATCAAGACTTTGATTTGAGTCAATTTGGTTTGTTCTTAAACGCTGACACGTTGTTTATTACCTTCCATACAAACGAAATGGTAGAACGTCTTGGTCGTAAACTTATGGCAGGCGATGTACTCGAACTACCTCACTTAAACGATGACTTGCTTTTAGATGCCAACGCAAAGAGCATTAACAAGTTTTATGCTATCCAAGATGCGAGCCGTTCAGCAGAAGGTTTTGGTCCAACTTGGTGGCCACACCTGTGGCGCATCAAGGCAGCACCTATCAATGATGCTCAAGAATATCGTAGCTTACTAGGCGACCCGGAAGATGAAGATAGCTTGAAGAACGCTCTAAGCACATACAACAAAGAAATTGCTATTTCAAATGCTATTGTGGCTTCAGCAGAAACGATTACTCCGGCGGCTGGCTATAAGAACACTGAATTTACAGATGCAACGTATGCCCCTGTGATCATTGGCTTTGATGGATCTGGTAATTCTAATATTGTAGTTAACACGACTGAACATCAAGCTCAACAAGGTAATACCACAAATATTGCAACTGGCTTATCATTCCCTATTGCCCCTTCACAGGGCGAACTGTTTGTTAGAAATGATTTTCAACCGCAGCGACTATTTGTATATCGTGGCAACAAGTGGCATAGACTTGCCGACAACTCTGCTTCCGCAGGTTGGGCAACTACTGCAACCAATGCAGGACCATATATCAATAACTCCACAACTACAACAAATAACGCTGGTGTAACTGTTCCACAACGACAAGCACTGAGTGGTGTATTTGTTAAACCCAAGGCAGACAATTAATGGCACAACAATATTTTTACGATCAACAAATAAGACGTTGGTTACTACAGTTCATGAGACTGTTTGGTGGGTTCAGTGTAAAGATGGGCAAGGATGCCACTGGTGCAGATAACTATCACCAGGTACCTGTTCGTTATGGTGACACAACTCGTATGAGTCAACACATACTGCGTAGTAACAGTGAAAACACAATCCTGAGTGTTCCTGCTATTAGCTGTTATATTGCCGAACTTGTTCCAAATGCTGAAAGACGTATGACTCCTTCGTTTGAAGATAGTACACAAATTTACGAAAAAGCATATGACTCAGAAGCACAAACGTTTAACGATAAAGTTGCCGAAACATATACACTCGAACGTCATGCTCCAATTCCGTTTGATTTAACTATCAACGTTGATATATGGACCAGCAACACTGAACAAAAGCTACAACTACTTGAACAAATTTTATTATTATTCAATCCTAGTGTTAACTTGCAAAGCAGTCAGAACCCGTACGACTGGACCAGTTTGGCAGTGGTTGAACTTATCAACGTGACATGGACTGCTCGTAGTATTCCACAAGGCACCGATGACATCATTGACGTTGCCAGTTTGATTTTTTCATTACCTATCTTCTTGACACCGCCTGCTAAAGTCAAACGTCAAGTCTTGATTCACAGTATCTTGAATAACATTGCAGGTGACTATCAGTTTATCGATGATATTACTGTTGGTCTTAATAGTCAATCTATTACGTCAAGACAATGGATTACCTTTAAGGATAGACACATTCGTGTAACTGGAGATTCAATCCAACTGCTAACAAGTATCAATACCACAACTGACACAGAAAACGTTGTACCAGCATTGTTACGCTGGAACGAACATTTTGAGAACTATGGTGGCTTTAAAAATGGCATCACAGAAATTAGACTTAAACTTGGCGACCAACTTGACCCAAATGAAGTAATTTTAAAGATTACTGAAAATACTGACAACGAAAACTTACTGTTTTACACTGTTGATGTTTCTACATTACCCAACGATACTATTACAATGATTAATGGTGTTGTTGACCCAACGAGAAGTGCTCCAGGTAACGGCAACATTCCGCCTGTACAACCTGGCCAACGTTATTTGTTAACAGACTCGGTGCCACAATCTGGTTTGTGGGGCACTGTAGTTGCTGACGCAAACGACATCATTGAATACAACGGCAGTAACTGGATTGTCAGCTTTGACGCAAGTGCAGTTAATGTGCCTGCTTACACTACCAACGCAAATACCATGGTCAAGTTATACTACACTGGTACTGAATGGGTAGTGGCAATCGAAGGAATATTTGAACAAGGCTACTGGCGCATTGTCAACTAAATATGAATATGAGAGCTGTTGGCGCACTAATTGTTAGCAAGAAAACCGGAAGAGCTATGATGCAACTTCGTAGCCCTTCTGAAACGCATAGCATGTGTTGGGGGCTATGGGGTGGCAAGTTAGACGGTAACGAAGGCGATCTTGAAGGTTTAAAGCGAGAGCTCTGCGAAGAACTTGGGCATCCAGGTGTACCAAATACTATTGCAATGAGTCATGTATACACTTTTACAACTCGTGACAAAAGATTTCGGCATGTTAGTTATCTAATTTTATGCGAGGAAGAGTTCATCCCAACAGTAGATGACGAAAGTGCCGGATACTGTTGGGTTAATTTATGGGAGTGGCCGCAGCCACTTCATCGCAATACTGCTAAAATGTTTAACAGTACAGGCTTTCGAGTAGCATTAGAGGGTTTATTGGATGGCGTTAAAAGTAATTAAAAATACTTTGCATCAGCCAGACGTATACGCTGGCCCACATAAGCAAATTGATGTAACGCAATGTTGGCAATATCACTTAAACAATCCACTATTGAATAAGTTATACAAAGATTCAGTTTGCTACACTGAACGATGGTACTTGGAAACTCGACGCCTTATAAACGAAGAACTTTGGTATCATCCGTTGTTGATTAGTTTATTATTAGATGAAAAGTTAAAACTTGATCTAATCAAAAGTGCAGTAATTGACGGAGTTAATATGCGAAGTATGATAAATGATCAACGCTATCCCGAATATCAAATGTCAGCCAGTGTCAACTTGAAAAAGCTAACTCGCTGGTGTGCATTTTTTATTAGCTTGCCTGATTCACACGAAACTCTTGTTGCCCTAAATGGCCAATCTGGCGACTAAGATCTAAGTCGCACCAAATCTTAATCTCATTGTGATCAAGTAAATCACAAAATCCCATATCCTCGCCATGCCATGTACTACTTGGTGCATGCCACTTTAGCGGAAAGTGCGGACTTGGTATTTCATCTGCTATAGTAGCCCGCATTAATAAACAACCAAACCCAGTATAACGCACTTGAGTTAGTCCGTGTGCAGTTGTATCAACTGGCTCTACTGGATCAATAGAATGAAATGCAGTAGGGTGAAAAGGTGGTACACGTTTTGAGTAAGTGGCGCAGGCCACTTTCTTTTTGTGCTGTAATAATCTAACAATGACATCTTCGGGAAATGTCATATCACTATCAAGCCACATTACATGCTCTGCCCCGTACTCGTCAACTGCCAAGTTCAGTAATACTTGACGTTGGTTGCTGAGTACTGTGCCAGCATCCATTTCAAGTATTACCGGGATACCTTGTTGTTCTGTGTATTTGATTGCTTGTACTAAACAGTAGGTAAACTTTGCATGCACTGTCCCGTTCGTTGGTACGCAAATAACAACCTGATCGCTTAGAACAGGTTGCTGATCAAATACAGAACGAGATGACTTGCCAAACATTATTCTTCAGCAGTATCAACATTAGACAAATTAGCTTTGCGTTCTGCAAGACGTGTTGTCTTGTTAATTACATTTAAGAATGTTTGGCAGCGTGTGACTGTTTTTTCATATAATTCAGCTGGTAACTTCAGCATCTGTCCCATATTTTCAATGGATACATTTTGACAAATTGCTTCCACTGCTGCATTTTTTGCAAGTTGTTCTACCCAATAAGTTGGTTCAGCATTTTCAATAGCAGTAGCAACATCTGTACCAATTTCTGCTTGCAATTCCGCAATGCGAGCATTGATGATATTCATTTCATCAAGTACAATTTGCTTTTGCCAATCGGTTGTGGCCTTGTTCATTTCGCCGTTTAAAAATTCCATCTCTTGGCAAAGAGAAACAAGTAATCTTGGTCCGCTTGCAACACCGTATACAAAATTTTCTCTTTCAAAATTTGTACGGAATGGTACCTGCTTTAATACTGTTCTTGTATTGTTTAGGATTTCGTTTTGAGTTAGTGGCATGAAAGCTCCTTCTATGTTTAACTATGTATCATTTTAGATACAGAAATTTTAGCCAAAAAGAAAGGGTGTTGCCACCCTTTCTTCGATTCATAACATTATTAAGTGTTATATGGTGTTGTACGTCCACCAAACGAGCTACTTAAACTAACAGAGCCGCCGATACCTAAATATCCGCCTAATGTAGCACGTAATGATACATTAGATCCTGTTGTGTTAGAGTAACCACGCTTGACGTTGCCAAACGAAATTGATGATCCAGTTGCTGGAAGAATTGCCATTTTATTTGCCTCCTCTTTTCACTAGATTATAGTTCAGTTGTAGCTGAACCACCCAACTTAGAAATTTCTGCTTTTAAAGCATCGATTTGTAGTTGTTGCGCTTTAACTGCCTCGAGCAATAACGCTGTCAACTTGTCGTACTTAACAGTCTTGAAGCCAGGGAAAGCACTTGGAGTTACCAACTGTGGTAATACTGCTTCAACTTCTTGAGCAATAACACCAACTTCTTCTTTGTCAATAATACCTAAGTCTAACGCTGTCTGGTTAGGACGGAAAGTAACACCACGTAACGACATAACTTTAGCAATTGGATCTGTAATTTCTACAATATCCTTCTTCAAGTTAACGTCAGAGTAGTAAGCTGTAATTTCACCAGTAGCAGTGATACCACCTTGAACTGCGATTGCACCAGTGAATGTGCCGCCGCCCCATGGGTTGCCAGATGGGCCTGTAGGGCCTGTTGCACCTGTAGGACCTGTAGGACCTGTTGAACCTGTGTTACCTTGGATACCTTGGATACCTTGTGAACCAGTTGGACCAGTTGGACCAGCAACTGTGGAAGCAGCACCTGTAGGGCCTGTAGGGCCTGTTGGGCCTGTTGGGCCTGTTGGGCCTGTTGGGCCTGAAACGCCAGCACTCCATGTACCGTCACCACGCCAGAATGTACCAGTGCTTGCGCCTGTACCGCTGTTCAACTTGCTTACTGGTAAATTACCAGCAATACCAGTGTGAGTCAATCCAGAAATAGCAGAAGCTAATTCTGTATCAGTTGCCATTGCATCTTGAATTTCTTTCAATGTGTCAAAGGCTGCACCGGCACCGTTTGTTACTGCGGCAATAGCGTTTGCTTGAGCTGCATTTGCTTTAGTAGTTGCATCACTTGCGGCTGCACTAATTGCTTCACTCTTTGCAGTAGCAATTGCTGTACCACGTGCTGTAGTTTCAGCTGATACTTTGCTTGTTGCGTCACTTGCGGCTGCACTAATTGCTTCACTCTTTGCAGTAGCAATTGCTGTACCACGTGCTGTAGTTTCAGCTGATACTTTGCTTGTTGCGTCTGAAGCGGCAGTACTGATAGCTTGGCTCTTTGCAGTAGCGATAGCTGTATCACGTGCAGTTGCTTCGGCTGCTACTTTTGTAGTTGTGTCTGAAGCGGCATTTGATTGAGCTGAGTTAGCTTTAGTAGTTGCATCAGTTGCAGCAGTGCTGATAGCTTGGCTCTTTGCAGTAGCGATAGCAGAGTCACGTGCAGTAGCTTCTGTAGACACAGCAGAGTCAACATAGCCTTTGGTACTTGCATCAGTCGAAGCTGTTGGTGTACCTAAGCCTGTAATCTTGTTAGCGTTCATTACAACAGATGCATAAACTCCAACTGCGGCGTCGAAACGTGTGGTTTCTTTGAAACGAGCTGGAGCAGTGAAGATACCATCAAAGTTATCATCTTCTGCGTCAGTTGTTCCACCGTCGGCTGTTGTCAATGTAGCTGCAAGAATCGAAACGTTACGTTCCAAGTCACTGATTCTACGTAGACTTGATTTGCTACCCGAGAAAACGATATCGTTATCGCCAACGACCGTTGCTTCTACAAGAGTACCAGCTTTGTCATACTTGTATTCTTTTGATTTGTCTAATGATACTTCACCTGTAGTACCACTGTTCTTTAATTTACGTTTATTATCAGACATTTTATCTCCTTTGAGTTTTCTGGCACGGAGGGCAAACTATTGTTACCCCATGTCCGTTATTGCTAACGTACGGGCAAGGGATGTCAAACCCTTGCCGTTAGCCAGTTAAATTACGCGAATTTTAATCCAGTTACTTCGATTTCGTCATCTGTTGCCAAAATACCAGCAACAACTGTTACAACAGAACCGCTTACGCTAAATTCAGTTGGACGTAACAATGTACGGTTTAAGTAAACATTATAATGTTTAGCAGTAGCTAAATCAGCAAATGTAAACGCAACTGTACCAGATGCATTGGTTGTAGCTTGTGCAGATGTTACAGATTGGAATGCACTGTGGAAGTTTGTTAAACCGCTGCTTACACGAGTTGCTACGCGAGCATCTGTGTAATATAAGTTTGTACCTTCTGTGATTTCGCTTGTGCTATCTTTTGCGGCTACTGCAACTGCAATAGCTGCATCACGTGCTGTGGCTTCATCTGCTACTTTAGAAGCTGCGTCAGTTGCTGCGGCTGCAATTGCGGCTGCTTTGGCAACTGCAATAGCTGCATCACGTGCTGTGGCTTCAGCGGCTACTTTAGAAGCTGCGTCGGTTGCTGCGGTTGCTGCGGCTGCTACTTGAGCGTTGTTTGCTTTTGTAGTTGCATCAGTTGCGGCTGCACTGATAGCGGCTGTTTGTGCGGCGCTTGCTTTTGTAGTTGCATCAGTTGCGGCTGTTGCAATTGCGGCTGTTACTGATGTAGTTGTAGCTGCACCAGAAATATCAGCAACGCCTAAAGTGATAGAACCACCTAATGCTGCAACTGCACCGTTAACTGTAACACTGCTGTTAGTCAATGAGCTGTTAGGGATAGAACCCAAGCTAATCAAACCACTTGCACTGTTGTAAGCAACACCACTTGAACTGTTTGAGCTTAATGCAGCACGAGCGCGAGTTGCACTGTGGAACAACTGTGTTGTACCTTCGGCTAATGTATCTGTGCTTGTAGCAATTTGTGTGTAAACTGCGCCATCGTTAGTGAATGTCCACTTTTGTAAACCTTCGTTCCAACGTAACTGAACATTTGCTTCGTCACCACGTTCAACTTCAAGACCTGCGTTTTGAGTTGGTGCACCTGTTGCATCACTGTTCAATGTAACAATGTTGTCAGCCAAGCTGATTGTATTACTGTTAACACTTGTTGTAGTGCCTTCAACTGTCATGTTTCCAGCAATAACTACACCAGTTGATGTAACTGTCAATGCTGTACTACCGTCAACTGTGACTGTAACTGTACCAGTGCCGTTGTCAACAACTGCAATGTTTGAGTTACCTTGGCTGATTGTACTTGTGCTAATAGCACTAATACTCGAATCAACATAGCCTTTTGTGGCTGCATCGCCAGTTGCTGTAGGAACGCCTAAACCAATAACCTTGTTACCGTTTAATTCAACATCGTCACCGAATTGAACTTTAACGCCATCACTTGAAGTGATACGCTTGCCGGCTGCGATTTGCAATGTACCGTCAATGTTAACACCTGTTGTGCTTGAACCGAACTGAAGTAAACCAGTACCAGTTGTTGTAACACGCATGTTCTGATCTAAGTCAGCTGTGAATGTCATTGTACCGCTAGTTTCTGTTAAAACTTGCTTACCGTTAACATACAACGAACCTGGACCAACGAACATGTGACGGAAAGGATTCGCTGCCGAACCTAAGTCATATGTGTTAGCTAAACTTGGGATGATGTGACGTACTGTCAAATCACCAGCAACTGTAGCACCAGCAAAAGTTGGTGTACCTGCTGTTGACAAGTTTTGAGTTGTGCTAATAACACCTGTACCGCTGTTATAGCTGATGCCTGTACCTGCGCTTAATGCGCTACGAGCACGGGCTGTTGTGAAATATTGGTTAGAACCTTCAGCAACGTCTGATGTTGATAATACAACATCACCTGTTTGTGTGTTTACGCTTGTAACACCACCAATTTCAACAACTGACGGTACGCCGTTGTCTTTCTTGATAAAAATTTTACCATCATGCGTGTTGATGGCTAGTTCGCCTAGTGCTAACTGAGCAGTTGTTGGTACCTTGCTCGGCGTAGAACTACGCTTTAAAATGATTTGATTGGCCATTTTGAGTATATACTCCCTATTGGATTGTTTGGCAGGGTGATCGGATCCCGCCGTTCCAGAAGTATTTAGTTCAATTGGCTAGTACTGAATGTATATAGTTAAAATTCGCCGCCATCTACAGCTATGTCTGTGGCGATTATAGAGGTGATTTGGCCTGACTCATCTAGGGTTATCACGTTGGTTGTAGATGCGGAACCATGTGTGCCAGACTGGTCAAAGTTGCCTACTCGGTTTTCTCGGGCAAATGTTAATCCAGTAGAACCCAATAATATTACGCCCGGGGTTGTCAACGTCCAATAAGTTTGAGCATTTACTGCGCCTTCTTCTACGTATACTCGCATGCCGCCAGATACTTCGTACATTGAGTCTGCATCAGTTGCCCTGATCAATCTTCCAGTTGTTGAGTTCCATGCATAGATTCCATTTTGGGCAGTATTGGTTTGGCCGGCTAATAGTACACGATCTTTATGATCCAATGACACATCATCGACTACAGAAAGAGAGGCCAATAGCGGCACGTGTGAACGTGTGGCTACTCTAACACTATCTTTACTGTCTGATGTTGAGCTAACTAATTCTTTTCCGCGGAAGATTGGCATTTTAAATCCAAAAAATATTCTTAATCATGTAAGTTATTTATGTAATCCGCAAATAGGAAAGGGTGCATTTCTGCACCCTTTCTCACTATACCTTAAATTTCTTTAAGATTAATACGAACCACCATCAATACCACTGTTTTCGTTTAAGATACCACCAGCACTTAAAGTAACTGTTGGTGTTAAGCGAACCATGATAAAGTCGTTAGCTTCTGGAGCAGAGTCAAACACAATGCTCGAAACGCCGTCTACTGTACTCAATGTGTATGAGTAAGTAGGAGCCTGTACCAAACCGTTAATGAACACTTGTGTGTTATTAATTGTACCAACTTCAGTTCCTGTACTAAACGATGCAGTTGTACCGTCACCAGTAAAGTTCTGAGTCACTACTACAGTTGTAATGTTCTGTGGAACAAACTTCTGTAATGATGCACTCCATACCAATGTGTAACCATCGTCCATTGCACCTGAATTAACGTCAGCTAAATCAAATACGCTGGCAGCGGCAATACGTGCATCAACTTTTGTAGAAGTGTAATACTCGTGTATTGCGCCTTCGGTGATTGCATCTGTTGTTGGAGTAACAAATGTAAACACACCAGTACCAGCACTGTAACTTAAAATATCAATATTGTCGCTTGCTAACGATACTGCACTACGTGCTTGCGCATTTGTAAAGTATTTGTTAGTTGCTGTTGAATCAGAAATAGTATCTGTAGTCAAAGTAACAACGCCATCTAAGCCGTTAACACTTTGAACCGCAGCCAATGTGCTGATAATACCAGTTGAACTATTGTACTGAATGTTTGCACCAGAACTAATAGAAGCTTTGGCACGGCCTTCTGTGAAGAACAAGTTCAATGCACCGCCTAATTCGGCGATATTATCAGTGTTTAAGTTAGTGATACGAGTACCCAATGCAGATTCAGCTGCACGGGCTGCAGAAGCTTCGGTATCAACGTTAGCTTGCACAGCAATGTCGCCTGCTGCACGAGCAGCAACTTCAATGACATCGGCTGCGGCATTTGCATTTTCAGCAGCAATAGCGCGATTAGTTTCAGCAGTGATAGCTGTAGCATTTGCAGCTTCAGCAGCCATTGCACGAGTTTCCTCAGCAGTCACATTAGCAGCAATAACACCTTCGGCACCAGTAGCGCGAGCAGCTTCAGCTTCAATGTTGGCTTGTAATGTTGTATCGGCAATTGTACGATCGCTAACTTCATTACTGATGTTAGTTGCATTTGCAGCTTCAGCAATACTTGCACGGCTTACTTCGGCAGCTAATGCAATTGACAACTCATTGTCAGCATTTAAACGTGT